CACTAATCATCAATACAATTTTCCATTAGGAAAATATTACAAACTATATGAGGCTAACTATGTCAGATAAAGATATGTTTGATGAAGTGTTCCCACAGAATAAACAAATTGGCGGGAATCATTACAAACAGTTTACGATTCAACCTTGGGAATTTATTAGAGTAAATAAATTAAATCCATTGCAAGCAAATATAATTAAATATGTTTGTAGGTATTTGGATAAAGGTAAACCCTTTGAAGATTTAGAAAAAATAAAACACTATTGTGATTTAGAAATAAAACATTTAAGAGATACAGATGCCAAAATCGAGAACGATAAAAAAAGAAATAAAAGTAGATAAAGTTAAATTTACTTTAGAGATATATCCTGCAAGAGAAGGATGTTCAGGCACTGAGGGTCCTTTTTGGGAAATATTTCCTGAAAATTATCATGCTGCCTTATATGCATTTAGTAACAAACAAAAATTAAATGACTATATTGAAAAAAAATACATCACCGAAATGCTGTGAGTGTGAAAAAGTTGCGGTTGTAATTGATGAAAAAAAATACTATTGTGCGTTGCATTACTGTTATAAATATAAAATATCTACGTTGAAAAAACAATGACACATCAACTTAATTTTATTTACAACGACTCTGATTGGGTATGTCCTTCTGAATATCCTGATTTATCTCAAGCAAAAGAAATTGCAATTGACTTAGAGACTAAAGATCCAAACATGAAAACAAAAGGTACAGGTTGGGCTACCTTTGATGGTCACATCGTAGGATTTGCAGTAGCTGCATTTGATCAACAATGGTACTTTCCAATTGCTCATGATGCAGGTGGTAATATGGATTTATCTGTAACAACTGCTTGGATGCAAGATGTTTTAAATACTCCATCTACAAAAATATTTCATAATGCAAGTTATGATGTAGGTTGGTTATTGGCAAATGGTTTTAATATAAAAGGTAAAATTGTGGATACCATGATTGCTGCAGCTCTAATTAATGAAAACAGATTTAGTTTTAGTTTGAATGCCTGTGCTAAAGATTATTTAGGTGAATTAAAAAATGAAACATTCTTAAATGAAAAAGCAAAAGAGTGGGGTATAGATCCTAAAGCAGATTTATGGAAACTGCCTGCAGGTTATGTAGGCTTTTATGCTGAACAAGATGCAGCGCTTACATTAAAACTTTGGCAAAGATTTAAAACAGAAATAACTAAACAGAATTTACATGATGTTTGGGATATGGAGATGGAGCTCCTGCCTATATTAATTGATACGAGAAGAAGAGGAATAAGAGTTGATATTGAAAAAGCTCATCTATTAAAGAAAGAATTTAAATCTAAAGAGAAAGAGGTCTTACATAAAATTAAAAAAGAAACGACTATTGATGTAGATATTTGGGCAGCAAGAAGTGTAGCTCAAGCTTTTGACAGAATAGGTATTGAATACCCACGGACACCGAAAAGCGAAGAGCCAAGCTTTACACAGAACTGGCTAGTAAACTGTGATAACCCGATAGCGCAACTAATAAGACAAGCAAGAGAAATAAATAAATTTCATTCAACATTCATAGACTCCATTTTAAGATATACCCACAAAGGTAGAATTCATTCTGAAATTAATCAATTGCGTTCTGACCAAGGTGGAACTGTATCAGGACGTTTATCATATTCGAACCCTAACCTTCAACAAATTCCTGCAAGAAATAAGGAGATGGGTGATAAAATTAGAAGCTTGTTCTTACCTGAAGAAGGTAAACAATGGGGTAGTTTTGACTACTCACAACAGGAGCCTAGGCTTGTTGCACATTACTCTGCAGCGCTTAACGATAACTATGCATTGGAAAGTGCTGCGGAGTTTGTAGAAGCTTATCAAAATGAGTCTGCTGACTTTCATCAGATCGTAGCTGATATGGCAGGTATATCTAGAACTCATGCCAAAACTATTAATTTGGGATTATTTTATGGTATGGGTAAATCTAAATTAGCTAGAGAATTAGGGATTAATAAAGATGATGCTGATAGACTGTTGCAAACTTACAACAGTAGAGTGCCTTTTGTGAAGAAATTAGCCACAGAAGTATCTAACTCCGCATCTAAATACGGCTTTATTCGAACAATAAAGGGTCGTAAATGCCGATTTGACATGTGGGAGCCTGCTACCTTCGGAATGAACAAAGCGATGGACTACGAGGCTGCTAAGGCCCATTACGGTAATAATATACGTAGAGCCTTTACTTATAAGGCTTTAAATAGACTAATTCAGGGATCTGCAGCTGATCAAACAAAAGAAGCTATGATCCAATGTTATAAAGCAGGGTATAAACCATTGCTGCAAATTCATGACGAATTATGTTTTTCAATTAATAGTGAAGATGATATAAAAGGCGTTAAGGAGATAATGGAAAATGCAATCGAAAACCTCAAAGTACCTTTCAAAGTTGATATTGCCCTCGGAAGATCCTGGGGAGAAGCTAAGGAATAATAACTGCGATCACTGTAACAATACTAGAGTTACTCTTCAATTGGAGGATCTTGAGATTGTTTCGAAGAGTCCTTGTCCTCATTGTTCTCCGACTCCTGATCTTTTTCGTTCTTTTGGTCTTCTGTAGGATTTTTATATTTACTTGGATGTTTCCACACAAACGTCATTGATAACCCTATTTTGTTTATCTCTTTTTCTTGAACTCCATCGCAAATCTAATTCAATTACTTGATCATTATTGCCATGACAAATTTTAATTAGATGACCTTGAGCTGTATCAGTAACCCAAAATTTTTTATAATTATTTATTACAATTGATTTAGCCATTAGTTTAATTTTTGCCTTGTAATTTCATCAACCGTGTCCTGGTCAAGCTTCATTCGAATACCTGCTTTCACTAATTTATATTTTCTAGGATTAGAATATTTTTCAAATTGTAAAAGAGATGTAATTAATTTTATTGCAGCGTTAGTAGGATCATTTTTATATGGTTCATAATTATGAATGATCATTAACTTGTGAAGCTCATAGAACTGGCCCCATTTGACAAAAGCTTTTTCCCATTTTTTTAATCTGGTTTTAGTCCAATAGTTTTTAGGTTTTTTTCGGGACATGGATAGCCTAGAGAATAATTGAAAAAAATAAAAATGCTAGTTTTTTTTTAACTAGCGATATCTAGAAGACCTTTTTTAGCGTCTTCAACACTTTGATCATTAATCTTTTTTTTAAGATCTTTGATCTTTATATCGATCCACTTCATGTCAGTCGTTACTCTGCCTTGTGCCAACGCTTGTGTTGCCCACTTGGACTCCAACTGAAGCTTCTCCGATATTAACTTTTGTAGTTGCATCTCGGTCAACCTCCTCGAAGGTTATAAACAGAAAGTCGGGTTTATGAAAACCAGCGCCTTCGTGTTCTGTTACATCTCCTGAGTCAACCTTCTTTGAAAACGTCTCAAGAGCGGCCTTATCGTTCTCAGCCTCAAGCATCTCATCAACATATATATTTTTATAATTTGCTTGGACGCGATATAGCTTCATGTAGTATTATATATCAAATTGTATGGTAATTGCAACTATGAGGGTGTTCCAGGCTTAGGAAGTGGTATAATTGGCTTTTTTCCTATCTTTTTACATTGAAATCTTACAGCTAATTCCTCTTTATTAACTCTATTTGGATCTAATTGTTCTAAAGATTTGCCGCTGATGTCATAACCTGCAAGTGCACAAGATCTATGGTCGTTAAATTCCATATTTAAATTTAAAGATTCAAAACACTGACCTGTCAGCATACTGCAAAGATGAAGTACCAAAATAAATTTCATAGTCCTATATTATCCTATCTTATTTAATCCTTGCAATTATTATTTTAATGATTATAACTATTGCATGACTAACAAGGAGTATAACATGAATATAGTAAAGCTTAAATCCAATAGTGAAACATTTATTAATTGGGTTAAAGAAGTTGATGATATCTTGAGTAAGACTCAGATTAACAACATCAATGGTGAACCGTTAGAGTACAAAGACGATCACTTCCAAGAGCAAATGCGTAGGTTGCAGCAGTGCTCTATGAACTTTGAAATGCATCCTATCTATCCGATAAATGAGCAGGTCGCGATGGATTTAATCTACAGCCACATTGAAGGAGAGAAAAATAAATATGATCAATCAGTTTTATAAATTCTGTCTTTTAATCATGTTGTTAGTAATACCACCTAAAATTTTTTTAATTTTAGTTGGGGCACTGCTTTACATAACTTTTAACTAACCAATAAGGAGAAAAAAAATGTCAGTTAAAGAAATAAAAAACAAATACTTTGCAACGAAAGATTATTCGTTGTTTAAAAAATCTAGAGGTAATCGTGAAGTAGATCATGTTCATGTAGAACGGATCAAACGATTGATTGCTGATAAAGATACGAAGACTGCAATTACTGTAAATAAAAATTACGAAGTAATTGATGGCCAACATACTTTGCAAGCAAGAAAAGAATTAGGTTTAGAAGTTTATTTTATAATTTCTGAATCGGATGATGCTCTTGATACTGCGAGAATGAACACCGGAAAACGGAACTGGAACTTAGATAACTTTTTAAAGTTTCACTGCGATCGTAACAGACAAGATTATAAAATCTGCAGATCGAAGATGGAGCAATTTGGTATGCCAGTTGCAGAAACACTTGCGCTGCTAAACGGTAAGGCAACAGTGTTTAAAGATATGACCGAGGATTTTAAACTCGGTAATTTCTCAATTCCTGCAGGCAACATTGCAAAGTTTGATCGAATTGCTAAAGAGATGACACACATCGCTAAGCATATTGATCCTTCAGCTACAAAATTAAAAAGACAATTGATTAGAGCTTATTTAATTTTGTGCAAACATCCGAAGTTTAGTTTTGACAGATTAAAATCTGCAATGCGATCTAAGGGTGGAAAGTTAAGTGCAGTTACATCAAAAGATGAATACATTGAACAATTGGATAGAGTGTACAATGGTGGATTAACCAGAGAC